GATGTAACTAGACAGGCTACCGGAACCTTAAATGCTACTATAAATAGTAGTGTAACTACAATTACCCTATCTGACGCAAGTGCGTTTCCCGCAAGCGGGACTATTGCGATGGGAACCAAAGCCATTGCTGACGGCTCTTCAAATGGGTATGAAGAGGTTACATACTCCGGTAAATCTACAAACGATCTAACTGGATGCACAAGAGCGGCTAACTCTACAACCGCCGCTGAACATACGGCAGCCTACCCTGTCGTTCCTGTTGGAACAACGGCTACTGGCGATAGTGATTACGGTGCTAATACCTCCAACAAGAGGTGGACAACCACCAACATGAACGGTTTGATTGTCGCTACAGATGGGCATGATGTGCCACAAATGTGGCCGCTATCTAGTGGGGTTCCCAGTCTAACCATACCATTTATCAGGTTACAGAATTTCCCCGATACCTACAAATGTAAGGTAATCAGATCGTTTAGAACATTCCTTATTGGTCTTAACTGGGAAAGGAGTAATGAAGAACCCAGACTTGTAAAGTGGAGTACGGAAGCATCCTTTGGTTCTCCCCCAAAAACATGGGACGAGAACGATGCAACTTTAGATGCCGGTGAGTATGAACTCTCAGATACGCCGGGAGATATAATTGATGGCCTCCCCTTGGGCGACTCCTTTATAATCTATAAAGATGACAGCATCTACATTATGAACTATGTAGGCACACCGTACATCTTTTCCTTTAAACTAATGTCCCCAACAATAGGACTGCTCTCTAAAGAAGCGGTGGCAGAGTTTGAGGGTGGTCACTTCTTTATGGGGAACTCTGACTTCTATGTTTGTAATGGTCAGACTATAACCCCCATGCTATCCAACAAACTGCGTAGAACAGTGTTCGATGAGTTGAATGGAGATAACTATCAGAAGTGCTTTGTGGCCGCAGACTACGTTAGAAACGAGATGATGGCCTGTTATCCTGCTGGATCATCTACCGTGGCTAATAGGGCTTTGATCTGGAACTGGAAGGATAATACGTTCTCCTTCCGTGATCTCCCTGATACCTCTCATATCAGTTCTGGCATAGTAGAGATTACAGCGGGTGCTACATGGAATGCAGCCACTCTTACATGGGATGCAGACAGCGATCCGTGGGGTTCTACTAACTACGATAACGTAATAAAGAATATCGTATTCGCAGATGTAACCAATACTAAGATATACAGAGATAATAAAGGTAACAAGAAAGATACAGCAACTATGTCTGCTTATATAGAGCGCACTGGTTATGATCTTGGCGATCCACAGTCTGTTAAGTTTGTATCTGCGGTGTACCCCCAAATAGAAGTCAGCGGTGATAACACTGTTAATGTATATATTGGTAAGCAGATGTCCACTGAGGAAGCGATTACATGGGAAGGGCCGATAACCTTTAACCCTAACTCTCAGTCTAAAGTTTCATGTAGGGTAAGCGGGAAATACTTTGGGGTAAAGGTCGAGTCGGATACAGATGTAGATTGGAAACTTCATGGTCTATCCTTTGAGGTTCAGCAAAGAGGTCTACGGGGTATAAGATCGTATGGGTAATCATTCGTCAAAGGTTGTAAAGTCTGTAAACAGATGGACTCCAAACCCAGCCCCAATTAATAATGATCAACTCTCTGATTACCTCTTCCATGAGTTAAACAGACTATCAGACATTATATTCAATTTAGATGTATTCAGACTGGAAGGTACATACAATGCCCCCAGCAAGCCTAGGGAGGGCGATATAAGATATGCGGCAGGGAATGGTACGTCAGGCACTTGGGGCGATGATCTGGGCGCTAACGGCATTTATTGGTATAACGGCACTACTTGGACAGCCCTCTAACGCTGACTTATACGGAGTACGATCCAGTTTCCTGACAGCCACCGACACTACGAAGTGGACAGACAGATTTGGAATGAGTCTGCTCTACCTAAGTGATGGGTTTGGAACAGAGCAGGAGCGCGAACACTATAAGAACATTCTTCTGGGCAATGGCGATACCCATATAGACGTATATGTCAGGGCTAAGACAGGTGGTTATCATGGTATAACAGTGAATGGTTATGCTAACCAAAGGCCCAGATTACAGGAGTTAAATACATCAGGATTAAAGCCTGTAGCATGGTTGACGGGGGAAGGTAGGCAGGGGGATAGTCAGGAGCCTTTAAGCGATACCCTTGCTTTCATTGACCACTACATTAGAACCAACGATGATCTAGTGTCTGGTTACGTTGTCTGTCTGGAGTGTGACGAGCAGTACACCGCAGCGGAAGTAAACGCAATGGTGGACAGGGCAAAGGCACTGACTGATAAACACGTTGCGGTACACCTTACACCCGGAGTTGGTGGGCATTCGGGGAATACCAACTACTATAAGAATGCTGACTTCATCTATCTACAGTTCGGGGATCACCTATCTGGTGATTACACGGCTGATACTGAGATGGCTGTGGCGATGCTTAGGGAGGCCCTGAAGTTAGGATTGCCAGTGGTTGCTAATGAGTATTCAGTTAGATCAACATCAGATCAAGCAAGGGCATTGGGAGATCGTTTATGCGCGGAAGGGGCGGTAGGCACAGGAAACGGAAGGTCAGTAAATATTTGCGGTCAGAGAGAACAGAAAAAGATTCATTGGTACAAGGAGTACGAAACGGAGATAGCCGTTGCTGGAGTCGTGATGGCCACCCTCTACGCCGTATCAAGATACGACCTACCCCTCCAGTTGAGAGCGACAGAGGACGGTTATCAGATCGGCGCGGTGAAGAAGATCACGAAGAACCAGTCGATAGGTTTGAACTATAGGGATGACGGGGCAGTGATGGCCCACTACAGATTTGAATTTTGAAAGCGCAATAGAGAAATAACGATATGATAAAATCAAAAGAGGAGATGCACTAATGTGTCGTGGCGGAGGAAAGGCTTGGTTAAAAGATCAAGAGGATATATATCATCACGCTAAAGGCTTGGGTATAATAGATGTTCCACACCCTTGGGGTGATGATCGCAAACAAGGAACCGAAGATGACCTAACCAAGAGTCAATGGCGTAATTTCACTGACAGGCTTAATGCAGCAAAAGCAAAAGCAACTGCTGACGGTACTCAGCATTTCGTTCTAGGCTCTACTGACGAACAGAATCAAAGATCATCTGATTGGTATCAAACTCCTGAAGGCGCGGCTTATGCCGCTAGTATAGGAAAACCAGTTGGTTTTGGTATCAGGGATGGTGGTGGAGATGGTGGCGCTACCGTGGCGGTGAAAGAGCCGGGTCGATGGATCATTGATGATTACCTACCGCCCGTCGGCATAGGCCCATACCCCGCAGATAATATGTACTTCCCTCAGTTGACCCATGCGTATGAAACCCCGCAAGCACAGGACTGGTCACAGTACGGACTGCTTGACCCCAACTACCAGCCTTGGTCTGTTCAAGGTGGGCAACAGTTTGTCCCTGAAAACATCTGGAACTATGCGCCACCTCAGATCAACAGACAGCCAGTACAGTATGCTGGGCCACCGATGGGCGGGTTAATGGAAGTTGAACAGTATAGCGGGCCGAGCGACCCGGAAGAGAAACCCATGACTGAACAAGAAAAGATTGAAAGCGGATTGTTTGATGGTGTTCCCGGGTATGGAGAGGGTGGCGGTTACGGTGCGAATCCCTTCTCGGGGGCAGGGAAGTACGGCCCCGGCGGTATGTACGGACACGCAGCAGTTCCAACCGGCCCCACAAGTGAAGGTTATGGGACTTTAGGAGATTTATTTGGTGTGGCATCTGGAGAAGATGATAATTCGTCTAGCGAGTTCGGCCCGGAATCAGAGGAGATATAATAATGGGTCGAGATAAAAGAGGAATATAATATGGGCGGTGGACAAGAGGATTAAAGAATGATTCGTCCTATCGAAATAAGGGACATAAACAAAGTGGTGGCATTAGGCAAGGAGATGCACCAAGAAGGGTTATATAAAGATATACCATTTGACTCTCAAACATTTGTTAGTACCATTTC